GAATCAAGCCATTCGCGATCTAAGACGGGCTTTGGGTAAGTGATCTGGTGCGTGTGGTCTTCAACCGGAACAGGCTTCAGGACTACATCAGCACAGATGGGGAAGAACGGCGAATCTTTGGCAAACCCATAACCGCCTTTTATGGCTTCAGCGCAAGCCTTGAGCCGCCCCATCTCATAGTTCAAACGCTTGTCGGCCAGGGCTTGTTCATAGAGCGCGACTTGTTTCCTAGCTGCCTGCTTGCACAGTTCAATCGGTCCACGATCCAGCGGAATGGAGAAGGTGGCTGTAATGCCGAAGTTATTGCTGAAGTTTTGCCGATAGCCTGTCCGCATCGGTTTGTAGTACAGGACTTTGCCAGGGTTATCTGGAACGCCATCCGGCCCATCGAGCTGTGTTTCTGGATCGATTAGGCCATAGTTATCGCTGTTGTCGTAGACCGGCTCTTGGTAATACTCATTGTCTGGCTTGCCAAAAGAGTGCGTAGTAGACGCAAAAGGGGAAATGTTTAGCGTTGCCGAGTCGCACTGAATTTGAGATCCATAGCTGTGTTTCATGTACTGCCCAGGCGTGATCTGGACCGCCTGGTTAACGACTGAGCCACTGCTGTTTGAAACGGGCGATGCAGTTGCACTGACTTGTGCTGCTGCTGGAGCGGTGTAGAGCAGGCTGAGCAGCAGAGCAGAAGCTGTCGCTCTCATTGGCTGAACGTGCTGGTGGAGTCGATGACTGTTTCGGTAATGGTCTCGCGGTCGATTATGACTTTCTCAATCAAGCCAGGCCCCTGGTACGTTTCGGCAAACTGGAAAGCAGCGCCAGGTGTTGTTTGCACCCAGTTGGTCCGAGAGGAAAGGCTAAGAGCAGTAGCGCTGGCTGTTGGGCTCACAACGCCACTAGCCGGTTGAACGCCAGTTCCGCTGACGGTGTATTCAAAGCCAGTGCGGTAGCTCTCGGAGACAATGCTTTCTTTCACGATGGTCTTCGATTCCGTATGAGAAGAGACC